GGACGCGGGTCTCGCCGCGCGGCGAAATGTGCGCGTACCAGTTCTCCGGCTCGCGCGCGAGATCGCGAGCCGTGCCCCGCACCAGGAGCTCCGGCCGCTCGTCCGGCCAGGGGTGATGGAGCGAGCCGAGGGAACGAAGCCGTCTGACCGGGCCCAGGAGATCCATGGCGGGTTGTCGCGGCCCTGGTACTCCGCGATGACGCGGTTGATCTGCTCCTGTGCCTGGGCCCAGCTATGCCCGGCCTCGATGAGGTTCTTCGCCTCCGCCACCCGCCATCGCTCCTGGATCGCGGCCCGGATACGGTCCCCGAGCGGACCCTGCCCGAGGAGGAGCTCATCGTTCCCCATACTGAAGCCGTAGGCCGTACCGCGGGCCGGCAGGGCGCTCGAATGGATGTCGAGGCGGCGCTCGGTGTAGCCGGCATTGGCGAGCTCGAGCGATGCCCGGTCTGCCGCACTCAGCGGTCGACGGCCGACCTTGCGCCCGAAGGCCCGCTCACGGCCTGGCTGGTCCCAGAGGGCCTTGCCATGGAGGAGCTGGGTGGCGTCCGGCCGCATCTCCTTGCCGGTCCAGAGCTCGGCCTTCTTGTAGGCGGCGGTCGCGAGGCCCTTCCGGCGGTGGTCGGGGTGCGTCCACGAGAGCGTCCCGTGGATGGTGTCGTGGGCCGCGTCGAAGGCCATCGGGTAGGTGCCGACGACATCGTTGCCGCGGGTGATGACGGCCATGAAGCCGCGAACCGGGTAGTTGCTCGTCGAGTTGGGGTCGCGGAACGGCGGCCTCTTGGCCGGCACCATGCCCGGCGGGACCTGTCCGGCTTCGGAGAACGGCAGGTCGCCGAAGAGGTCCCAGCGGACATCATCGGACGGGACGAGGAAGCGGAGCTTGTAGCCGCGGGGCAGGCCGCCGCGCTTGGCAGGACCGCCCTGGGCCATGTGGCGGACACCGCGCATCGCCTGGCCGATGCTCTCGGTCCGCCTCTGGATCGTCTGCTCGATGCGGGCGAGCTGCTCTTCCTGGCGCTTCGCCTCCGCGATGGAGGGGATGATGGTGCCGGGAACATGCGGCGTGAAGACCTCTGGCCGCTTCTCGCCGACGATGATCGGGCGGTTCGCGGCGACGGGTCCACCGGCTGCCTTCTTCGGCAGCGACCCGATGCTGCTCTCGATGGCCTTCGCAGCAGCCTGCCTGCCGGCCTGCGCGCTGACGCCGTACTGCAGCGACAGCATCGAGCCCATGACATTCTGGATGCTGAAGCGACCCGTCGTGGCGAACTGCGGGTTGATCGTGACGGGAACGGCAGCCAGGCCCGTCTGCACTCGCCTGCGGAGGGCGGTGATCTCCCTGTCGGTGACGGTGAGGCCGACATTCGCGCCGGTCTCGGGGGCACGCGAACGCCGGGAGGTGCTACTGCTCGAGGCACCTCCCGCCGTCATGTTCTGGACGCCCGATCCCGCCTTGGCGGCTTCCTCCTGGAAGGCGTTCAGCTTCTCGGTGGCGGCAGTGATGCCGCCCATGAAGCTGCTCGCGTCGAGCGTGAGTCGTACACCGATACTGCTGACAGCCTCGTCAGCCATCGCGCTCTCCCGGCTCTACACCGACTCTCCCTTGAAGGTCTCAGCGTTGTATTCAATGACCTCGTCGGCGCTTGGCAGGCGGTCTGCGTTTGCGGCGTCGGCGACGGTGTGGCTTGCGATCCAGTCCTCGCGCAAGGCGAGGTAGTAGTGAAAAGGGAGGGCTGCTACCTCGTGAGGCCACTTCCCGTACCGGACCGCGATACGGAAGATGAGGTCACGAGTGGTCAGTCGTTTCCCTTGTCCGTGCCTTCCTCGCTGTCGGCCTCGGGCTTCGGCGTCTCGGGCTCGTCACCGTAGTGCATCCGGTTGACGGTCTGGTTGAGCTTGAGGACGACCCGCATCGGCAGGTTCCCCAGGGCCTCTGCGGTGAGCTTGGGCTCGACCGAGCAGCGCATGACCATGAGCTTGAGGAGGAGCGCGTTGTCGACGATCTCGGCATCCTCGCCGGTCATCGGGTTGCTCTCCTTGCGGGTCGCCTTCTTGACGAGCTCGTCGTAATCGCCGATCGAGAGCTCGCGGAGGCGGAAGGTCATGCCCCGGACGGTGACCTCCTCCTCGAGGAAGTCGGGAGTGAGGCTAGCGCTTCGAGGCGACATCGTGGATCGTGACTCCTTCCATCAGTAGGCTCCTGCCCTCGCGGACGGTCTTGAAGCCGTCCTCCTGCTCGAGCCTGTACTGCTGCGTTGGGCTCAGGCTGACGACGATCCGCTTGGGGTACTCGGGATCGTCCCAGAGTGCATCCGAGAGGAACGACAAAGAGGCGTGGAGATCGTACAGGCCGGCTTCCCGACCGGTGTCTCCACGCCTCTGGAGCGTCCAGTTGGCTAGTTCCCCGACCTTTGCTCCAAGGAAGGGGATGTCGATGACTCCGGCTGGCTTGAACGAACCAGACCGGATGACCTTGAACAGGTAGCCCATCCTCGCACCCTCATTGGCGGAGACGGCCGTCAGCCGGGAGGGGCCATCAGTGGTGCCGCCTCCGCCGAGGATGCTAGTCGATCGACTACGGGGTCAGCGTGCCGTCGCTGAAGACGGTCCAGGCACCCGCGGCGCGGAAGTTGCCGGTCGTCTTGATCGCGTCGGTGTTGCTCGCGGTGATCGAGGCGTCCATGAGCCCCGGGCCGTAGGCGATGAGGAGCTCCTCGCCATCGCGGTCGTCCGCGTACAGGTAGACATACACGATGTCCGAGGAGGCCGCGTTGACCTGGAGGTCGCCCGAGACATCGAGGAGGCCCGCGAAGGTGCCCTGGATGTCCTTGAGGCCGACCAGGTAGGTCTTGTTCGTGTCGCCGAAGACGGTCGCGTCGACATAGTCACGCGAGAGGTTCAGCGTCCACTCGGTCTTGGCCGCGATCTTGTTGGCCTGGGGGAAGCCCGAGCCCACCTTCGCGGAGTTGATGTAGATGGCACCGTTCTTGCCATGCAGCTTGGTGCCGCTGTTCGCCATCGGTCAGCTCCTTCAGGAGAGCGTCCAGGTGCCGGCAGACTTGAAGCTGCCTGAGCACCGGATCGCATCGATGTTGCTGGCCGTGATCGAGGCGTCCACGAAGGCGGGTCCGGTCGCGACGAGCGTCGTCCCGTCCTCGGCATAGAGGGCGAGGGTGACGACGCCCCCGGTGTTGCTGGAGACCAGGAGGTCCCCATCGACATCGAGGAGTCCGCTGAATGTCCCGCTGATGTCCATGAGCCCGGCCGCGTACACCTTGTTCCCGTCACGGAAGGTGGTGACATCGGCGAACTCCCGACTCATCGAGAGGTTCCACTCGCTCTTGTTCGAGACCTTCGACCCGTTGATGTAGATCGCCGCGTTCTTGCCATGCAGCTTGCCGTCAATCGCCATCGGTGACCCCTAGAGCGACTGATCGGTCCAGACGGAGTACGAACCTCCGACCTGGTAGATGCGCTTGCCTCTCGCGTCGATGTCCGGCCCCGTCGGCAGATCAGCGACACGGCGGCAGAGCAACTCGGTCTGCCCTTCGACGGACAGCACAGCCTCGTTGAGTGCGTCCGCGATGAGCGCGTCGATGTTGTTGGCATCGACGGGGTTCTCCGCGAAGACCGATACATCGAACAGCGTCTGCAGCATCACCGCGCCCCAGTCATACGAGTAGGGAGCAGCCACGAGCTGGTAGACGATGAACGGGTATCTGATCTTGCGGGGAGCGACCCCCTCATGGATCCCGCCTGCGATGGCGGCCGTGAGGGACGGCGAAGACCGTAACTTCTGCACGATCGCTCGCTTCACGGGGGCAGCGGATGTCATCTCGCCTCCCCTTCAGATCCGCACCACGATCTCGATGTCCACCTCGGTTGCACCGGTGCGGGATGCATCCGCGATGGCAGCCGCGATCTGGCTGACGACCGCTGCACGGCTCTCTTCCGCGGCCGGGCGAAGGAAGGGGTGGGCTGCGTTGTGGCGCGTCCCGAACTCCTGGTACTTCGCGTACGGCGTCGGAGAGATGACCCAGGCCTCCGCTTGAGCACCGGTCCTGCTGACGCCGGTCGAGGCGATCTCGCCACGCAGCCGGCCGCCGACATGGAGGTGACTCCAGGAGGCGAAGTTGGCCCGCCCTGAGCGGACCTCGTGTGCCCCTCGACGGGTCAGGACCGTCGGTCGGGGTGCTCCTCCCATCTTGCGGCGAGCCATCTCCGCGTCGTAGTCGGCGAGGAGCTGCTGTGCCGCACCGAGGCGTCGCTCGCGCCAGTGGACCGGCGGGAGGCGGAACCT